TAGCTAATGAAAATACTGGAATCAATACAATTGTTCAACCTCAAGCCGATCTTGAAAACCTTGATAAGGATGGTGGAGTTAACATAGTCAGAGGTGTGGTTTACGGTTTTACTAGAGATCGTCGCTTCACACTGAATGAGGCAGCTAGTAACAACCCTAACGACAATCCAATGAGCGACTTGTCATTAGTTCTAGCACCTACGCAGTCTAATTCATCTTCTACCGTTGGGTTTATAGCTAATCGAGGGGACGATTGTGATAAGGATTCGCTTAGAGGGCTCGTAATTCCTGTTAGCTCGGTCATCAATGGAGTTTCACTATCCAGTTGTAAAGACGAATTCTGTCAGCTTTCTCTAACTTTAAACCCTGCTAAAAATTCTGTAAAGATTTATTTAGATGGTGTTTTGCTTAAAACTGAGCAATATTCAGAAGTTTTTGGAACAACCAGAGAGGGTGAAGTATACAGGGCACCGTCGATATTCTTAGATAATTCTTTTGAATATTCAAAGTCTAGAATTGATGAGGATTCAATTTCTGATCTTAAGGAAGGGCCTGCTCTTGATACGTTCTTTACCCCCTGGATAATTGGAGGAGGTTACACTGATGGCAACTCATCTGGAAACTTCATGGGAGGATCCTTCGGCGGGAAAGTTAGTGGACTTCGAGGATATGTAGGGTGTACGAGAATCTACTCAAAAGCCTTAGATGACGCGGAAGTGCTAAATAACTACAGAGCAACTGAAAAGTTCTTTAAAAACATTGATCTAAGTTAATTCGATGCCAACTTCAACCATAGTACGAAAGCATGGAACAGTTAGCCCGCGACAGGCGCTCGACCCGGTTACACTCAAAACTCCAAAGCTTACTGGTCTAAACTACCCTATAAGCACCAATCCTGAGAACGGATACTTTAGTAAAAATTCCAATCTAAATTTGATTAAAAGTAACCTGAACTCCTTAATCAGGACCGAACGCGGTGAGAGATTTATGAGACCCGACTATGGGTGTAGTCTTCGTAGGTTTATCATGGAGCCCTTAGACGAAAGCCTTTTTGCTATAATAAGAGAGGAGGTTACTTTAGCTGTGCGTAAATACCTTAAAACAGTTAGCGTTCAAAAGCTACAAGTTTTTGATACTGAAACCAGCCAGCTTAAGGTTAATTTATTTTGCAGTGTTAGGGATTCGGTATCCACCGCTTTTAACATAGGGGTCACAGTATAATGGCAGTTTTCTCAGGAACAACACAATCAGACTTTTTGAAGCTTATTCCCTCTGAATTAGACAATAAGCAAAAACTTATTGATTATAGTGCTTCTGACTTTGATACTCTTAGGCAGAATTTGGTAGACTATGTAAAAGCTACATTCCCCTTAGATTACAATAATTTTGAGGCCTCAGACTTTGGAGTCCTGTTACTTGAAATGATGGCTGCTGTGGGCCATATACAGTCAAACAAATCTGATTACTTGGCTAATGAGAACTTTATAGGAACCGCTAAGAGTAGAGATAGTGTCAAACGCCTATTAGAACTAATAGGTGTTAGGATGAAAGGGCCGATATCTGCGGCTGCCAATGCTAAAATAACTTACTCGGTGGGTAGTATTGCTTCTCCTAACAAGGCTACAATTAAAGCGTCCAATAGAGTTGTTACCATTTCTTCTCCTGAAGATGGTAACTCTCTGACATATACTTTGTACAAAGTCAATAGTGACGGAACAGTAAACCTTTCGGATGCCACTCAGGACTTAGTCTTTGATGTAACCGCAGCAGGAAGTAATGTGCTCATTGAAGACTTAGTTCTTTTAGAGGGAGCTTTTGTTGTTGAAGAAGGTACATTTGGAACTGCCGATGCTATCAAAACAGTTAATCTTTCCGAGTTCCCATATGTAGAGAAAAGTGCTCAGGTCTTTTTAAGCGGAAATCCTTTAACAGAAGGAGTTTACTCCGAGGAAGATAACATTTATTTTGCCTCAGGTCCTGATGACAAGATTTTTCAGGTAGCCACCGATGAGAACTTTAGAGCTTCAATTCTGTTTGGAGATAATGCAGTTGGTAAATCCCCCGCAGTCGGCGATAGCTATGTGATTACATACCGGGTAGGCGGCGGCACCCGTGGTAATATAGGAAATGGAGTCATTAACGCTCAAATAAGGCTAGATTCATCTAATGATTTATCGACGAACGCAGACCTAATAGGGACGGTAGAGAACACTAGCCTTGGGACAGGAGGCAGGGAGGCTGAATCTGTCGAGCAGGCTAGAAGATATGCTCCTCTAGTTTTCAGATCACAAGATCGCTTGGTCACTCTAAATGACTTCAAGGGGTTTATAAATTCTTTTAACTCCAATTACGGGTCCACAGGAAAAGCCACCGCTACCGTTAGGAGAGGGTTCTCATCTGCTAACATTATTGATTTATTTGTTTTGGAGAGAGCCTCTGACAATCAGTTAAGAAAAGCAACTCAAGAATATAAAAGACAATTACTTGAGGCTATTGAGCCTAAGAAGATGATAACTGATGAGGTTGTTGTAGTTGATGGTTTGATTAGGACGTTGGACCTTGTTGTGACCCTAACAATAGATAATAACTTTAGAAGGGATGAAGCCAGGATATTGCAATCCGCTCAAAGGGTAATTACGAACTACATGAATATTGATAATACTGACTTTCAAGAGCCCTTTGTACCTCAAGATTTAATCAGAGTTCTTTTAGATGCTGAGAAGAACATCAGATTTGCAGAAGTATCTAATGTTGATAATCCAATAAGAGTTGGGTTCAACGAGATAATACAACTCAATAACCTCACCATAAGGGCAGATTATCTGTAATGTCGGGCAAAACCTATTTAAGAAATAAAAACTTCTTTAAGAGGGATTACTTTGAGGCACTAAAGTTTATCCTTCCCGCATTCCTGTATGATGATGATATTGCTACTACTAAAAAGGCTGAAGACCCAGTAGATTTAATCATAAACTCTCATATAGATGTTGCTAACGACTTTTCATCAGTATTGGATGTTAGTGCTGTAGAAGGCTCAGTTTATAGTAGTTTAAGCAGCTTTGACGGAGTATCTCAGTATTTCGTAAAACAAAATAACCTAACTAAAGTTACAACTCAAAGCTTTGAAGATGACGTTTTATTTTATTTCAACAAAAAATTTAAAGACTTCAGTTCTGTAGCGAATCTTGAATTGTTTATTGATACTGAACTCATACCCAAAACAACTCTTAACAGCCCAAACACTACTACGTTCTCCAGCATAGGAGATTCATCAGCTATTCATAACTATTTGATAGAAAAACTATCTTGGTTATATTTTTTGAACACCTCTGGGCCTGACTACAACCCCTCATCTTATGTTAAAGAGGTCATTGTTAGTAGTTTATTTGAGGGAGATCCTTTTAGGACAAATGATGGAATTAAAGGACTGAGCGAATATCTTTGGAAAAATTCTTCCGGTGCTTTATACCCATCCTCATTGTTCGCCAGTGGGGAACGGTCAGAT